TCATCATGGGAATCTCCTGATGAACCACCGGGTCCACCGCCACTTAAAATTTCAAACTTAATCATTTGTATGTCCGCTGGTACAGTCCATTGTAAACAACAACCACCGTTTTGAGTAGTCCAATGATTTCCATTAAAAATTGTAAACTCTTTTACTACTGGGACTGCCGCGACTTCCGCAACCCCCATGAGTGTTTTAAAACTGACTACTGCCATGATTTCTCTCCTTTAATGTATTGACTCATTCGTAGGTTACTTTAATTAATCCAGAATTACCCCAAACGGCTACACAACCTGTGCTAGTATTTCTTTGTTGACCACCTCCACCTCCACCCGGAAATGAACTATGTGATTGACAACAGGATATTCCACCATGACAAGAATGTCCCCCCGTAAAAGCATCTATACCTCCACTAGAAAATGGTCCTCGTGGTGAACCAGCCCATGAAGAATTATCTTGACAACAACCATAATGTACCATGATGCCTCCCGGTGAACCAATGAAGCCATAATCTGCTCCCCAAAATTGTTCTGAACCACATTGATAATTGTACCAAGGTCCATTATAACCACCAAGTGAACATTGTGTACTATTAATATAACAATTATAACAACTAGACAACATATCTACTTGTGTAGGTCCACCTTCTCCTCCTTGAGCACAAAAATTATTTAATCCATCTCCTGTTATATATGACGTACAACCATGTCTACAATTCCTACTACAACTACAACAACATGAACATTGTGAAGTTCCTGCTGCACACAAAAGATAAACAGATTCACTTCCTGCAGTTGAACAAAAATCTGGTGCCATTGTCATGGATGTTATCACACCAGCATCTATAGTTGTGTCTACTCTTCCACTTTGGCCATGTTGAAAAGAATTAGTATTTCCGCCTGGATGATTCGTATTACCACGAAAACAAATACATGGTGTTGAAGAATATCCACTTCCACCATTCGTAATAGTAAAATCTGTTAATTTTCCATTTTCAACAGCTACTGTAGCATCAAAACTTGAACCACCACCACCAGAAACACAAACCTTTGGAGATTGTACCCATCCTCCACCACCAGGTGTAGTACTGAGAGTTTTAACTGCATAAGCCCCGCCTTGTCCACCGACACCACTATCATGGTCTCCACCAGTTGAACCACCGGGTCCTCCACCGCCTACTAATTCAAATTTAATATTTCTTGTACCAGTTGGTACTGTCCACGATAAACAACAACCACCATTAGTTACTGACCACCAACAATCATTAAAAATATGAAATGTTTTTCCAGATGAAGGTGGTAGAGGTGGTTCTGGTTCTGCTTGCCAAGTTATAAGATCAGTTAAATCTACCATTAAGTTATCCTACGTTTGAAATATTTTCTATTTGTTTAAGTGCATCTGTATCTGCATCTGATCTATCTTTAATCCAAACAATATCATCTTTATCTGTTTCTTCATCATAACGTGCATCCACAGTTTGTGGTTCTGTCGGAAAGACAATAAATTCATTTGGTACATCTTTCCAATCGGCTGGTAAATCTCTTAATTTTGTACGATAATCAGTCCACTCTTTTTGTATTTCAGCTGGCATATCAGCATTAAACATATTATCTGAATCTTTTAACTTTCCATTTCTAATTGCTCTAACACTATCATCAGTACGCTCTTCAGTTATACCAGTTCTATATTTTAAAGGTTTCCATGTACCAGTAGCAGGATTATATGCATCAATTGCTATATCCTGTTTAGCATATATTTCCATGACACAAGAAGGATCTCGTATAATTTGATTTAATTGATCGGCGGGTCCACATTCAACTTCATAAAATTTAGGTTTCTTAAAACAAAGCCCAGCAATTGAGTCATCGCCACTCAGTTTTGCTTCGACATTATCATGTCCACCTTTAGGTGCTATCATTCCAGCACGTACTGCCATTTCATCACTTTCAGTAACATCCATTTCAACTTGATAACAATCAAGTGGCATAGGGCGTTCTGTCATATCATCTGCATCCCAAACATGCATAATATCATTTTTACCATAATCTTCACCTTCTGTCTTATCTGTTTTACATAACCATAGAATTAATTTACTAGGCCCATGATATACATCTGTGGATGTTTTACCTTCTGAGTCATCCATGCTATGGCGTTGATTAGGAACTTTATATGTTATGGTTTTATTAATCCAAGCCATTTATTTTACTCCTTTAACAAATTGTTTCAACATTAGTTTATCCTCATCCGTTCTATCTGCAATTTTTATATATGGTTGATCTGGATCTTCAAATAAAGCATCCTTAGTATCATCATCTGGTGTTCTTGGTTCTCTAATTAAATCTACAGGTACATCTTTCCAATCTTCTGGTAAATCTCTTAATTTTTTACGATAGTCTAACCATTTATCTTTTAAGTCAGCAGGCATATCCTCATTTATTGATTTGTCCGACTCCCCTAAAGCAAAATTACGTTTCTGTCTTACTAAATCCCATGTCCACGATTCTGTTCCCGTATCATCACGATTTTCAGAATAATTTTTATGATGATTAATATATTGTAAAGGTAACCATTTTTCACCATCCCAATCATCTACAGGGATACGATAAACCTCACGAACATCAGTAGGATCAACAAGTCTACCATTTGGTTCAGTATCAGGTCCTACATCAACTTCATAAAGTTTTGTTGTTAAAATACCACCCCACAACAACATCATTCGTAATATATTTTCACTTGTATCAGAATTAAGTTCTAATATATACAAATTCAATGGAAGAGGTTGTTCTGGTACTTCATCAGGATGCCACGAATTAACAACTTTATCAGTTTCCTTATCCATATATAATACTAATCTAGTAGGACCGGTATAGACCATTTTAGATGTCTTACCTTCAGAATCATCCATCCCGAATCTTTCGTTTGGTATTTTATATATAACTTCTTTTGTTATCTCTGGGAAAGCCATTATATCTCCATTACTGATATGTTACCTTTACTAATCCGCCTGCTCCAAAACCAGCGTAATAAGGATAATCATCATCTAACATAGCATAACCGCCACCACCAGGCCAATGTGAATGACCAGAACAACAAGTTATATTACAAGTACATTTATCACCGCTAAGGCCTGAGGGTGCACCAAAAGGTCCTGTTGGATGTCCGGGTGATGAACTTTTTTCGCTATTACAACTATAATCAGAAAATACATAACCTGAAGTTCCTGCAAAGAATTGGTCATAACCAAAACCACAAACACACATAGAACGATTCCATCCTGAATTATACCTATCTTGACAGCATTGTCCGGGTATGAAACAATTGTAACAACTACAAGAAGTATTACACCATTGAGTTCCACCTGTTCCACCTAATACACAAAAATTTACATTATCAACTTGATATTCACCTGTTGTTGTTCCTAATCCCGGTCCATTTACATATGATGGACAACCATGCCTATTACAAGGAAAGTTCATACAATCAAGACAACATGAACACTCAGATGTTCCGGCTGCACATATAGTATATTGTGCAGTTCCAGTATCTATGTTTGGAGATAATACACAAGTTCCAGTTTGGCTAACACAAGGTCTATTTGATCCATTTGCTGTACAACAATTGGAACAAGTCTGACCACTACTATTAGAGCCAGTCCTTGTTTCATAATTACTTCCACCCTGAATACATTCTCCAGAAGAAAATATTTGTTTCATAGCATAATTACCACCCATTCCACCTGGTCCCCAATCACCGGGTCCTCCGGGACTACCGGGTCCACCGCCACTTAAAATTTCAAATTTAATATAAGATGTACCAGTCGGTGCTGTCCATTGTAAACAACAACCTCCGTTTTGAGTAACCCAATGCATAGAATTGAAAATCCAAAATTCTCTAGCAGAGCCACCACCTGATGGCGGGTGTATCGAGGTAAGTAATGTGCTTAAATCAACCATTTTTATCTCCGATTATAAAATTATCCAGTTATTATCCAACCATTGGTTGCATTATGATAAACTAGCATTTTAGAAACATCATTAATATTCATAGTAACATCTGTTCCTTGTCTATGTATATTTGCTCCGTTACCAGCAACTGTAAGATTATTAGTAGCAAAAGTTCCTTTGGCATCTACAATCCAAACCGTATCACCAGCAACTGGTGAAGCAGGTAATGTTAAAGTAAATGCAGCAGTTGCAGTATCACAAAAATATGCCCCTCCATTAACTGCTGTACTAGCTGTTGCCATATCAGTCCATGCCAACGTATGATTACCAACTGTAAAAGTTTGTGAAGATGCACCATCTGATATCAAGGATCCACCTTTTGCACCTTGTGGAACTGCACCAAGAGCATCTGTTACACCTTTAGCCATATAAGCCCAATTTGCATCAGCTACACCAACAACACTAGGAATATCACCAACAGTAGCAGAACCAACAGGTGTTATACAAACATATGTAGATAATATATTACTATCAGTATAGATGACCACGTCTCTTTCAGTATAAGAAGTAAGGGCTGCCCACGTTCCTCTAAATACAAAATTTATTTTTCCTAAATCTATTTTAGCCATTGTTTAATTTCCTTTTTATATTATTATCAAGTTCTATGATGCCAAAGCAAGTTGTATTTTAAAATGACCATCTTCTATCATAAATGTATAACCAGCGGCCGCCCACCATACTTCAAGTAAAGCATTGTGTTCAACTTCTGAAATATCATCACGACCACCATTAGTATGAACTATTTTTAAATTCGTATTAAATCCATACGAATGGTCATCTTCCAATAGCAATCCATACATGTCATGGAAAGATTCACCGATATTACTAAGAAGTACTTGTGTGTTAGCCATCTCTTTTTCCTATACTGTTATTTATAATATTTATAATCTAATTATATATATTTTCTTTTAAAAACTCATAATGTGTTGGTAATTGATCTAAAGTCACTTGTAATTTTTCTTTAAATCCCTTGTATATATCCTTTTGCCGTACTTGTTCTTCTTTCATCTGTTTCCACATCTCTGGTTCCAAATGCAGATAATCTATTGATGATAATGGTGAATATCCATTTCCTGTAGCTATATATAATAAACCACCCATATCTTCTGGACTAAACTCAAATGTTCTATTTAATCTCTTAGTTAAGTCTGCATTCTTAGTTATAAGATTACCTTCATCATTAGCAATACCAAGAGGTCCAAAATCATAACTTATTTCTTCTGTAACATGCTTCCAATAGGGTGTATCATGTCTGGATGATAAAGCATAATGTTGAGAAACAAATTCTCTCATACCTGCAACCCAATCTCTCACCGAGTAATTCCACATATCTTTATCTATTTTATTTACATTACCATCTTTGCGGGTTAATGTTCTTAATAAAAATATAATATTTTCATGTGTTAACAATAAACCCGTAGACTCTAATGGTTCAATAAATCCACTTGCAAGTCCAACTCCTACAACATTATGTTTCCAAGATGTTTCATGTACTCCATGTCGCATATCAATATGTTTGAACTTTGCTTCATTAACTCTGTGAACATCACCAATGACCATGTTACCATTACCACCAGCTAGATGTTGTCGAAATTGTTTCTCTGCTGATTCTGGTGTTTCAAATTTACTAGAATATACATACCCTGTTCCTATTCGATTGAACAACGGTATATTCCAAACCCAACCACTTTCAATTGCAGTACAGTTGGTAACACATTCCATTTCCTTATCAGGATTAATATATGGAAGTTTTGTTGCTATTGCTTTATCATTTATAAGACTATCATTAAAAGAAATAAATGGAACCTTTAATGTTTCACTTAATAATAAAGCTTTGAACCCCGTACAGTCTACAAATAAATCTGCTTCTAGTTCACCATTCTCTTTGGTTGATAAACTTTTAACTGACCCATCTTCATTCTGATTAACTTTAACTACATCATCAGTAATATAATTTAATCCATTTGGTAAGGCAATTTTCTCTTTTAAATATTGACCAAAGAGTGTTGCATCCATATGATACGCTGTAGCACTGTGAAAATCAAATGCTCTTACCCTACCATCCTCATTAGATGTCATTTTATTTTGGTCACTCATAGTAATGACAGGATGGTAATATTCTGCAAAACTATAATTATCTATACTAGGATCTAACAGTTTCCAATAATACCAATCTGCTATACCACCTGCATCTGACATATCTCTTATGCCAAATGGATAATGATATGATTGACCCTTACCTGCAAAATCTGTAAACTTGATTGATGTTTTATATGTCGCATTACAATACGACATCCAATCTTCATCTTTAAGACCAAGTAACCTTAAAAATTTATTAATATAAGTTAATGTTGATTCACCAACACCTACTGTACTTATATTTTTCGATTCAATAAGTGTAACATTCATATCAGGCAACATCTTCGTAAGAGTCGCCGCTGTCATCCATCCTGCACTGCCACCACCAACAATACATATATTTTTAATTCTCATTTCACCCATTCATATAAAATATTATAATTTACGGAACTAATAACCACCCATGCGTTGTATCTTTATAAACTAAAGTAGCAAAGACACTATTACTATCAAGAGCCAAAATATCATCTACATTCAAGGTAACACCCCTAGATGATATTTTTTTACCATTACCTAAAAGATGAATTGGATTGGTTTCACATTGACCTCCAATATCCCAAATATTTATTACATCATTTGCAACTGGTGAAGGAGGCAGAGTTATATTCAATTGTGATTCTTCCATGCGAACTAAAGTCAATGTATTAGCATCTGCAACATGAGCTTCAGTAGGTACTGAAAAAGTAGCTCCCGAATATCTTGCAATATTACTAATTCTTAAATCATCAATATAACCAGTATACATGGTAGTTGTCAATAAATCATATGTTGCACCAATCCACAATTCATTACGTTGATTATAATTAGTTGTATTTGAAGTTGGAGATTGTGCTTGTCTACCATCTACATATAGAGATAACTGTCCACTCTCTCTAACAGCAGCTACATGATGCCATTCATGTAAAGTAAAATAATGATCGACATGACCAGTAATATCATCAGTCCCACCGTGCCCAAATATCAAATTAGCATATGTTGAATTAACACTCCAAGTTTTCATTCTCCAACAATTTGTATTCCCTGGCCCTATTGCTACAGAAGTATTACCTACAATTGGCTGATTCTGATCTTCAGTTTTATAAATCCAAGACTCTACAGTAAAATCTCCTGTACCAAAATTCCACTTGTTGGATGCAGCTTGTTTTATAAAATCTCCTCCAGCCCCATCTCCACCAAGTTTAAGAGAAGATGATCCAAACTTTGTTATATCCGAATCAATTGCTGGAGCACCTATTAAACCATTAGTCCCACCAGTACTATGGTCAATACCAGTAGTGAATGGCATTCGTGCATCATCTACATTAAGTATTAACAACGTATCTTCATCTGGTTTCCAAGGTTCTGTTGGTGGTGTAAAATTTACTGTACTATCGTTTCCACTTCCTTCTATTCCCCCATACCTTGCAACTTTTGAAATACGAACATGATCTATATTACCTTTAAAATAATTATTACTTGAATCATTACCAATTATAAGACCACCACCAGCAGTTGTATAATTAGTAGAATCCTGTCCTATATTTCCTGAACCTGATGTCGGAGTAAAATATTGCACCTCCATTGTAAAGTCTGCGGCTCCACCACCACCTAAGTCAGCATCTGCAACTGTAATTATATCGTTAATTCTATGTCCTCGACCAGGTGTTCTAACATATACATTTGTAACATTACCTGAACTGTTAACTTCAATATCAAATGTTCCTACTGTTGGCAATATACCATCATTACTACCATTGCTGGTGTCTCCAAGTGCTGTTCCATTACTTGTACCTGTTACATTAGTATATATTCCTTCTGTTCTTAAAGCATCAGCTGCACTAAATGAGTCAAAAAGGTAGCAACCGTATGCATCATCTTGGTGGGGTTGCTTTCCCATATTCCAACTGTTATATGCATTAATACCATTTACCCACATTGTCGTACCATCATTTTCATTTCTAGTAACAGCTACATGAGCCCATTCATCTTTTTTTATAATACCATTCTGTCGCATATCTTGGCCACGAACTAATACATTAGTGCCTGAATTTGCGTCAGATGCATGATAAGTCCCAGCATTATTTTGCCACACAAGATGTCCTACATCTGGATCACCACCATCCTGCTCCAATCTCATTTCCATACTATGACCTGAAAATCCAATCATAGCTTTATTGTTAAAATCATTTGGTCGTATCCACATTTCAATTGTAAAAGGATCCTCTCCAAAATTCCAATCTTTATGGTCGAAACCAACTTCTGCTATTTGAATATTTTGTGACGATGCATTATCAAACTTCATTGATTTAGTGCCCACTTTATAGTTGACAGTATCAATCATTGCAGTAGGAGGATCGTCATTTGTTAAAGAACCACTATTCCACCAATGAACTGTATGTGCTTGAAAACTCTCATCTATACCGGGTTGCGCATTACCACTTGAATCTTGAAATGTATTTAAATATGATGAACCTGTCGTATCTACCCAATAAGATTTATTAACTTCAACAGTTCCGTGTGTCGTTAGGGTTGGTTGCCATTGACCATACTGTAAACCCAATTGTGCAGAATTAATTCCAGGATGAAGACCTGTTAATTTAGCAGCATCTAAAGAAAGTATTTTAGGATTAGTTACATTAGCATCAAGAATTTTAGGTGTCGTAATTTGATCGTCTTTAATTTGACCTGTAAGTATCGAATTAGCAGAAACAGTACCAACGGCATATCTTTCACCATGCTGTCTTACAATTATTTTTGTATCTACAGCAACACCTGGTATTTGTATATCACGATTACCATTAGAAGTTAATATAGTATATGCAACATCACTTTGCATTAACCCACCAACTGAAACTTCTAAAGTATCGAGGTTTGCTGGTTCTTGTCTTAACGTATAGATATCAGTAATGCCATCACATATAAACGTCTCAATTATAGCATCACCCTGACTTGGTTCGTAACCTAAATAATAACTCATTTAATTTCCCTTTGGATATTTATCTTTTACGGCTTTATTTGCATCATAAAAAGCATCTACTTTTGTTAAAGTACCATCATCCATTGCATGCCATAACATATCTAATTGTTCTTCAACTCTTGGATATTCATAAATTCTTTTTCTTTGATATGCAGCATCATCATATGCAGTTTGTAATTTATCTATTTCTGTTGTAATTTTATCTTCATCTAAAGTTACTGTATTACCATCTTTATCATATGCTACAGTATCATTATCAATAGTTACAACATCGGGATATGCATTTCTAATAGCTTGATCTCTCATTATGCTGCTACCTCCAAAATTGTAATGGTAGATACACCAACACCAGAACCATTTGCAGCACCCGGTGTTGCTGATTTATTAACATGAACAGTACAAGTTGAACCTGTAAATAAATGAGTTGCAGCTAATTGTACTTTATAAACTAATGTAGTACCAGAAGCAGCAGACGGTACATCAATCTCATGGAATGGCGCAGGATGCGTTGCATGAAGTGGATCACTTCTCGTAAGACCACCCATAGCACCTTGTTCATCATTTCCGCCTACAGTATCAGTTCCAACCTTTAATACAGTACCATCTCTTGTTAATCTAATATGCCAACCACCCCAACTATAATTTGAAGTAGCACTTAAAGCAAGATGTCCAAAAATAAGAAGTCTACTATTAATCTGTGTAGTAGTAACACTTATTTCCATATCAGGTACATCTACAAAAGTATCTGAAGAAGTAGACCATCCATTTACTTTAGTATAACTGATAACTTGTTTAACAACTAAGTTTGATAATGGTATTGATCCAGACAAATTAGTAGCAGTTAAATTAGTTAAGGCACTTCCATCAGCAACAGGTAAGGTTGCAGGGAATCTAGCCCCATCAAGAGTACCTGATGCAATTTCATCCGCATCTAAAAGAGTCAGTCCACTACCGTCACCAATAAGTAATGCGGGTACATTAATTAAATCACTTCCATCAATTTGTGGTAATTTGTCTCCCGCCGCAACCATTATTACGTTACCTGCTGTTACTCCAGTATCTAATCTAGCACTATCTACGGTACCTGTTGCAATTGCACTCCCATTTAAAAGTGTTAATGCAGAACCATCACCAACAAGCAATGCAGGTACGTTAGTGAGATTACTTCCATTAAGAATAGGCAACGTTGCTGGAAATCTTGCATCTGGTAATGTTCCTGTTCCAAGATTATCTGCATTAAGATTTGTTAAAGCATTTCCATCAATTGGAGGCATATTACCAACAATATTACCAGCAACTAAACCAGTAATTAAGGCACCACTGCCCTGCAAGGTAACAGTAGATGGCATAGTTCCACTAAGATTAGCTGCGTTAAGATTTGTTAATGCTTGTGCATTACGTGCAGGTAAGATTGTAGGAAAAACAGCATCTGGTATAGTACCATTAAGATTTTCTGCTGTGAGATTAGTAAATGCAGATGCATCAGCAGCTGGAAACCCACCAGTAAGTTCAGCAGTATTAAGGTTGGTTAAATTGCTTCCATCTAATGCAGGTAGTTTAGCAGAACCATCTAGTTGGACTAATTGATTAGCACTAGTCCCAACATCTTCAAGCATTGCAATATCTAATTTGTCCAACGCCATCAGGTAATCTCCATATGACTAAGAGTAAGATCGACTGCATTATCAGAACTAGCTGTTATTTTTAAAACATCATTAACTTCCATAACAATTTTTCCCGTTAGAGCATTTAATGCACTACCCGAAGGTACTGGTAAATTTTTTCCAATATAAACAGAAGGTGTGTTTCCTGCAGTAGTACTTTCCATTTGTATATGAATAGTAATACTATTTGAAATAAGATTTGCTACTGAAAGACCAATAAGTACAGTTCTTGTTGTTGCCGTCAACAGAGTTATTGCAGTTCCTGCAGGTGTAGCAGCTCCTGAAACCGTTTTTAATTTAAATGTGTTTGCCATTAATTATTTCTCCTTTATTATCTAGTATGATGCACCTAATGCTATTGAATATGCTACAGCTTCATCAACTGTTGACGCGGTTATGTTTGCTTCTGATATGTCAATTGCTGACTGTACATCCGCCATTGTCGGATTAGACATACTAGTTAATTCTTGTCCAAGAAAAATTATATAACATACTTTACCTGCTGCCGGTGCAACTGTAAACCTAAATTCATCACTTCCTATTGGACAAGTAAAATCAATATTAGGTTCTTGAATTTGTCCATCAAGTACAACCAACAAACTGTTTTCATTTGATGTAAAATCTAATGTCCAAGGACCTATTTCTGAACCATCAAAAAGAGGTGCAGTGCCACCAGCTATTCCAATTCGCTGTTTCGCAAATTCACCCCATTGTATTCCTCGACCAATATATGCCATTTAATTTTTCCTTTTTATAATACTAAATTCGTACCGGCTACTAACCATCCATGCGTTCCACCACTATAAACCATTTCTATATAAGTATCATCTTCATCAACTGCTAAATCTTGTCCAGCAACTCTCATAATTTTTTCTCCATTACCTAAAAGTGTCATTGCATTTGTTCCAAAATTTCCAGTTGCATCTAAAAAATTAACCGTATCTCCATAGTCTGGAGCAGCTGGTAATAATACATCAAATACACCGTAACTTGTATCAACTATATATGACTGTCCTGACACAGCTGTAAACGTAGCAGATTTATTTTCCCATGTTTTTATACCACCAGGTTTAATTTCAGCTCCTCCAATAGAGAATCCAGAAGTATCTGCAACAGTTATACTATTACCTGCAGCTACAGTAACATTACCTTCTAACTTAGTAAGTGCTAAAGTATCTACAGTTAAAGTTGTAGAACTTGGTACTACAATAGTTGAAGTAGATTGGCTACGCAATTCGTTAATATATAATCGTGAATTGAGTCCATCTAAATCTATTTGTGGCATTCTTTTATCTCCAAGATTTCTTTCTTATATTTATACTGTTTAATTAACTAATTTTTCTTCGATAGATAATAAATTTTGGACTGTTTGTACCACCATTGTGCTCCTCAGGCGCCCTAAAGTCATAAGAACCATCACCAATGCGTATTCCTGTCATTGGTTCTACATTTGTATTCCAACAATGCTGATGAGCAGTATAGACTTCCCCCATATTTACATTACGTTGCCCACTCAAACCAAACATTGCTTTTTGATATGGTCTTGCAGGCTCAAGATAAGTGAACTCTCCAAAATGAGCATCTCCTGCATCAGCACCTGTAAATGTATTAGTATGTGATAAACTTATATAGGATGTAATCTCACGAATAGCAGTATGGGATGTATTGTATGCAAAATGAGTTGTTCCTGTATAGGAAGAAGTAAGTGCTGCAGGAGTAGTTCCTGTCATAACACACATCTTAAGATGCTGGTCACTACCTTGTCGAATATCTCTCCATGTAAGCATATAATCATATCCTAGTTCAACATTATTTTGAAGCATATAAATATATTTTCCTACCTCATTACCTGTTGTAGCATAAGTTTCAACCCATTGCCATTGACCAATATCAGCAGCAGGAGTAGACCATTGTGGAATGTTTTCAACACCCATTGTTAATACTTGTCCCGTAGTACCCTTCGGTAGTTTTGCCAATATACCTTCCCCACTAGCATAAAAAACATCCCCTTTAACTACTGAACCATCAACACCTAATTTTGTACCCGTAACTGCACTATCGGCTAGCTTTGACGTAACAACAGCACTATCCTTTAGTTCGGTAGCAGTAACCGCATCTGTTCCAATATCATCCTCTTCAATAGAATCGGTGCCTAGGTTTATCCAATTTAAAGTAGCACCTGTTACTGTGCCATCTCCGTTGATAGTCACTGCCATTTCTTATCTCCTTACTCTGGTTTAGGTGGCCAAGTTACATCTTCATAAACTGTATTACTTGCCGGTATATCTCTTAATTCTTGTCGATAGGTTTTCCATTCATCGGACATTGTTACATCTGAATTTGCCATCCAATCTGTTTCTTTTAATAAATCATTTCTATGTACACGAATCCAATTCATTTCTTTAGCGGGT